ACAAAATGTTTTTAGAATTTACAGTGAATCATATTTTAAATTGGTTAATGAAGTTCGTGGTTTGTATAATGATGACGCAATTGAATTAAATGATGATGATTTGGATATTGTAGAAAGTGATCTGGGTATAAAATCTATTTATGATGGACGAGAAGTATTTTTAGATGCGCCAATTGAATTGGAACACAATGAATATCTAAATGAAGCAAAACACAGAGGTAGAACTGTACATCTTAGTAGACCATTTAGAACTCCAGGAGGACCGAAGAAATTTGCTGTATATGTTAGATCAAAAGCAGAAAAAATAAAGAAAGTTACATTTGGTGATCCTAACATGCGAATACGAGTAAGCAGTAAATCTCGTCGTAAAAGTTTTAGAGCAAGACACAAGTGTAATCAAAAGAAAGATAGAACCACTGCTGGATATTGGAGTTGTAGAAATTGGTAATAAATGAAATGATGATTTGGATTATAAATCAAATTAAACTTAATTATTTTAATATTTATAAACAATGAATGTTAAAGGATGGACTAAAATATGAGTGCTAATCTTGATCAGGATCGTATTCGATGGCCGGGGAGTGGCAGTGCTGTAAATACAGGCAGTATACCATTTGGATTTTACTTAAGCGAATCGTATTTAAGTGGTAGCGTTGGTTATTTTGAATATGACTGTGAAAAGAGTGCGGAATGGGCAGCAAAAAGAATGGGGTATCCAATCATTGATATTGAATTAATTGATGTAAATTTTTATGCTGCATTTGAAGAATCCGTCAATGAATATGGCGCTCAAGTAAATCAATTTAATATACGAAATAATTTGTTAAGTTTACAAGGATTGCGTACTGCGGACAATCCAAATATCAATGGTAAAAATGTAATAGGAACAGGATTACCATATATAATTCAATTAACAAAAGGATATGGAAGTGAAATTGGTGTAGGTGGATATGTTGACATTAAAAAAGTACCTATTCAATTGAGCGCAAGTCAACAAACATATGATTTGCAGACACTAATTGGCACCAATATTGAAAGTGGAAGTAGAGTTGAAATTAGAAGAGTATTTCATGGTCCACCACCAGCATTTGCTCGTATTTATGATCCATTTAGTATGACTGGTATGAGTTACAGTAATGTACTTGGTGAAATGGGATTTGCTGGATATAGTCCTGCCACACAATTTTTGATGACACCAATATTTGAAGATTTATTGAGAGGTCAAGCAATTGAATTTAATGATTTGGTTCGTAAAAGTGCTTATAGTTTTGAAATTGTAAATAATAAACTAAAGATATTTCCTATTCCAACATATGATTACAAACTTTATATTGAATATGTAGTTGAAAAAGATAAATTTAGTGCATCAAATACATTTAGTAGTGGAAGCAATTATGATGTGGTTAGTGATTATAGTAATGTGCCATATCAAAATGTTACATACTATAAATTAAATGCTGTTGGTAAACAATGGGTGAAGAAATATTTCTTGGCATTGTGCAAAGAAAATCTTGGTATGATAAGACAGAAGTATAGTACAATTCCAATTCCTGGTGGAGAAGTAACATTGGATGGTTCTGAATTGCGAAGTGAAGCGGCATCTGAAAAAGAATCGTTAATTACACAATTGAGAGAAAATCTTGAAGCTACTAGTCGTAAAGCTCAAATGGAAGCTAAAGCAGATGAAACTGAAAAGATGACATCAATCATGAAGACTGTTCCACTACTAATTTATATTGGATAAAATATTATGGCATTATTTGGAAGATATTATAGTCAACGAGACATTAATTTGGTTAATCAAATTAATGCAGAATTGATGCGTGATATTATTGAAACATTGGTTGTTTTATTTAAGATTGCACCAAATGAAACCAATACAAACATTTATGGTGAAGCAGTTGCGGCTGAAGGAAAGAGTTTTTATTCTGGTGTAGAATTGAGTAGTATAATTGATCGTGGTGATATTAGTACAGATGATGAAGGATTTGGACCTGATAGAGATCAAACTGTTGTATTTAAATTTAGAGAATTGTCATTAAAAGATGCGAGTTTTTATCCAGAAGTTGGTGATATGATATTATTTAATGATCGTTATCATGAAGTTGATAATGTAGTGCAGGAGCAGCTGCTCGGAGGTCAAGCAAATAAATCACATAGTATTATTTGCAATACGCATTATAGCAAGTTGAGCAAAATTAATTTAGTTAACCGTCAATTTTAATTATGTGGCAAGGAAATACGAACAATCCAGTACCAACAAATAACAATGTTGAAAAGAACAATCCTATTGTATCTAATGTAAGAAACATTGCATTGGATACTAGACGAGATGAAGATGCAAAGAAAAATTTTACTGTTAGTTTATTAGATATTGATACTGCATTGATTAGTTATATACAAAATATTATCAATCCTACTGTAATTGACGCTGGTGAAAACATAAAAGTACCAATTATATATGGTAATCCTGAAAAATGGTATGCAGCAAAAGCACAAGGTGCATTAAGAGATCAACAAGGTAAGTTACAAATTCCGTTGATAATGGTTAAAAGAACTTCATTTTCAAAAGATGAAGGTTATCAAACATTCAACCGTTATTTGAGTTATCCAGTAATGACTAAATTTAATGAAAAGAACAAATATGACAAGTTTAATTTATTAAATAAGACTGTTGCTCCTACAAATCAAATATTTGCGGTAACAATGCCAGATCATATTAAAGCAGAATATGAATTTATTGTATGGACAGAATATGTTGAACAAAACAATGCAATATTAGAAAAGATCAATTTTGCGGAAGGAGATTATTGGGGTGATAAACAAAGATTTAATTTTAGAGTTAAGATAGACAATTATACCAATACAATTGAATCAAGTGGAGAAAAAGATAGAATGGTAAGAAGTACATTCACTTTATCTACCAATGCTTATTTGTTGCCAGAATCATTTGAAGACAGAAAACAAACTGTTCAAAGAATGTTAACGCCAAAACAGATAAAATTGACTGCAGAAATTGTTAGCAGTGCTCAAATGGATATAGTAAACAAAAAGGTTAAAGACAATACTTACAGTAACAAAGGAAATCCATATTATAGTATCAATCCTCTGGTTGAAAAAGACAGTGAGTGGAGATTTCCTAAAGGCACAATTGCCACCGAAGAATCCACAACAGCTGCGGGTGAAGCAATTACAACAATTAGACAAAGTTATGCGTCATTAATTCAACAAACTATAAATGTTACAGTTTCAGGATCACAAGAAACAACTATTTGGCATCCTGCTCCAACTAGTCCAACAGATTATGGTGAAACTGGTTGGATGGCATATGATGGTGATTATCATTATATTTATGTTGACGGAAGATGGTTAAGACAATCTATTGCAGAATGGACATCTTAATTCCAATTAAATTATATTATTTATATTTATATTTATATTTATAACAAGGTAAACAGATACTTTTATGCCATATCCCAATTCCAATATATTAAACATAATAATTCCGCAAACATCTGCGTCAATTGATCCTACAAGTACACAAGCGCCATTTGTTGAAAGAATTATTAGCGGTTCTAGACTAGTTTTACAAACAGATACTACAGGAACATTGATAGGTAGTTCTGATTTAAATGTTAACAGTATTACCGCAAGCAATATTAGTGCAAGTGGTTACATTAGTGCGAGCAATTTATTTGTAAAAACTAATATCACCGATGCTGGTACATTAAATGTTGTTGGCACATCAACATTAGCAGGATTGACAGGTACAACTGCCACATTTAGTGGTTTAGTAAGCGCAAGTGCAGGTTTAACTGCAAGCGCAATACAAGATGCAGGCACTTTGACTGTAGTGGGTGTAACTACATTGGCTGGTTTAACAGGCACTACTGCTACATTTAGTGGTTTAGTTAGCGCAAGCGCAGGATTAACTGCGAGTGCAATACAAGATGCTGGTACATTAACTGTTGTTGGAAACAGTATACTATCAACTGTATTTTCTACGAATATCACTGCGTCAAATATTAGTGCAAGTGGTAATATCAGCGCAAGTACTTTAAGAGTAGAAACAAGTATTGTTGACGGCGGTACTTTAACTGTTTTGGGAAGTACAGTATTGGGTGATACAACAGCAGATACTACT